TGAAAATTACTGTAGCTTTGAGCATATCTATTTCCTGATCTTCCTTCTTGAAACCATTCTCCTTCAATAGCTCTACCTACTTGAATACCATATTCTAAGCTTGATTTTTCTTCCTCACTTACCACTTGGTTTGGAAAAGAACTGTTTGTATTAGTTTGGATTTTCATTTATTAAAGTATTTTTGAAGTATTTCCACTATTATTATATTTTTTAATACCTAAATCAATAGGTTTATATATTTTCTTTTGAGCAGGCATATACCTATTCTTATTGCAAGCCATCAAAGCTAATCCTGAACTAATAGAAGCATCATGCTTTGTTCTATTATTTATATTGAATTTAGCCCAATCATTTAATGTTCTTTGGAAATACATATCTCCATATCCATTTTCTAAAATACCAACGTTAGTATTTATATAAGTTTCAATAGCAGCTGCGTGAGCTTGCTTTATATCTTCACTAGAGTTTGGTATACCACCTATTTCTCTTTCAGTTACTGATAATTTATTCCAGATCTTATCTGGCCTGTTCATTGAATAACCTCTATAACCTCTTCTTTTAAAATGATATAATAATCTAGGCTTATTATTCTCCGCTAATATAGGCATACCGTAAAAAATACAAGCCATTAAAACATCTTCAAAAAATATTTCAGCTGTTTGAGGTCTAGCTATATATTCTAAAAAGAAATGATTAGGAGGTACGTTTTCCATACTAAACTTAGTTAAGCCGTGTAAAGAACCATTAGAACCTCTACCATCTACCGTACCTGATATATCATAACTATCACAACCAAAAGCACCTAAGTGCTCATTTCCAGGATTTTTGCCTTTATTATCTATTACAATTCTATTTTGTAATTCTAAAGCTGGAACCCACGATATATTAAACCTACCATCTTTATTTGGAACAAATATAACTCTAGTATCTTTTTGACCATGTTCCCATTGAAAGCTACCAACTGTTATTGTTGAAGTATTTTTTAAATCAACATTGTAATCTATTTGCTCGTATATCTTAGTAAGATTAAATAAAGATTCTTTTGCTTCATCTCTAAATGCATGTTCTTCTGTTCTTGGAAACTGCCTAAAATATTCATTTAAACCGTCTTGGTCTTGCTTTAATCCTTCAACTTCATTGTTCCAATGATCTATAACTCCTTGTTCTATTGTATCACCAAAAGCATCTACCGTTTCTTTTTCAGGTTTATCAAATACTGGATAACCATAAGAATCTATAAATCCTTCATAATTCCACTCCATAGGTATAAATAAAGAATACAAGCCTGAGCTTGTTTGACCATTAGCATTTCTTTTTTCAACATTAGAACTATAATAAAGCTTTTTAAAGTTTTCACCACCTTTATCTAAAGAGTTTGATGTTGAACCCATCATGCATTTACCTATAATTCTACTACCTAATCTTAGACATGTTTTAGTAACACGCCAATTATTTAATATGTTTGTTGGCTTTTCCCATTTACCTGATTCATCATGAACAAGTAACTTTAGTTTTTCACCATCATAAGAGTTATCTCCTGTATTCTTCCAGTCTATTGTTGTATCAAGACCGGATATTTCTTTAAGCTTTTCGTTATTGTCCAGCTTTTTTCTTGTAAACTTTGTGGCCGGTACTCTATACGCCAGTTCTGTTTTTGGCCGATCCATTCCATCTTGTATGGGTTTGAAAAAGAAAGGGTAGTTGACTGATATTGGTACAACTTTATCGGTAAACATTTTTTTAGCATCTGGTCCTGATTTTGATAATATACCAAATCTTGAGTCTGTCGATATTGTTGCAGCGTTGACTGTTTCACCCGATGCCATGAACGAAAAGCCACTCCGTCTATTTTTAAGGTAGCACATTCCATAGCTACGTTTATCGGCTCTACAGGCTTCCCAGAAGATGTAGAACAGTCTATTTGATTCACGAAAATTGGGCTGGCCAACGTCAATCTTGCTCCACTGCAAGTACATATAATGAGTACCAGTAATATATGTAGGCTTATTTTTGTTAATAAACCAAAAACCTTCTTCGCGTTTTTTAAATTCATCATCTATATAATCGTGCCATTTTTCTTTAAATTCATTAGGGTATTCTTCCCAGTCAAATACAGATTTTATTTTGTTTAACTCTTTAGGATATTCTGAATATTCCCATTTATTAGTTTCAAATACGTAGGGTTTTTCTTCTTTTGGTAAAGCTATTTTTAAACCTTGTATTTCGTATATGTCACCTATTTTACCAGTTTTGCTTATAACAACTATATCATGTTCTTTGTTGTAACCATATTCCCATTTTGCATATCTATTGGTTCTATTTAAAACCTTGGGTTTTATATGATTGTCTAGTATTCTATATAAGTTTTGTTGATACATTACTTTGATCTTCCTTCAGCAAAACCTTTAAAGATTTTTTCTTTAACAACCTCTGTTGGTTTTTCGTTTAATAAATCTTCTTCAGTTTGTATTCTTGTAAGAATTTCAAAAGCATCAAATATTGCTAGTTTTTTTGTTGCAGCGGCATTTTTAAGTCTGTCAGCTGATATATCATCCCCTGAGTCAACGATCTTTTCTTCTGCCACCTTGATTAATTCCTCAACTGCTTTTCGCCCAGCTCGGATTATATTCAACTTCGTCTCCTTGGTGTTCATATTTAATTACAATATCATTTGATTTCATACAATATAATCGCTCTTCGTTTATGAAAAATTCATACTCACCATCTGGTGTGTAACCAACTACATCTCCTGGAGTGATTTTAAGAGCTTCTAAGGAACTATTACCGTATTTTAATATACCAATAAGCTCGCGTTCTTTATCTAACGTTAGATCATTATTACTCACAAGTGGTTTTACAAAACATCTATTGTTAATTGTATTCCACTTTTCTTTGTTTTTGTACATATAGACTTGGTCCATTGCAACAAAATATAAATTTTCTGTAAACTTTGATCTACTTGTTTTTTGCTTACCTCTTATATCTCTAAATGTTCTAAAAACATTATGGTGTATAACCACAATATCACCTTTAGATATATTTGTTTTATAAGCAATTGGTGTTGAAATAACTTTGGCCATATTACTAACTGATCTAAAATTATCTAAATCAACGTTAGTTACAAGGCTTTTGTCACCTACTTTTATTTCATTATTGTATTGGCTTTTTAATGGCTCTACAATAAAATCAAATAGGCTTTTCATTTAGTACTCTAAATCATACTCTATTGATACAGCCATATTACAGTTAAACTTTTTCCAAGGTATTACTTCATCTTTTTTCTTGATGTGAATACTATATGAATCATTTTCTTCGTCATGTAGTATATGAGAGATTTCATGTCCCCCATATACTTGTTGACCTACTGCGTAGTGCATTGCATCGTTTTTATAATCAGAACCTATACTTATTTTTCTGATTACATTAGTCATTTTCTTCCTCAGGAATTAGCTCATAAGATCCATCTTTTAAATCGATGTTAACCTTACCATATTTGTCTTCAAGCTCCTTTTTAATAACTTCCATTTGCTTAGACTCTTCAGCGAACATTGTTACTAGATCTGCTTTACGCAATTCACCAGCACCAATTTCTCCTTGAATCTGTACCATTTTGTTATTAAGCTCAGTCACTTGCTTAAGCTCTTCCGGGGTTATTTTGCTATTTTCTTCCATTTTATTTAATTTAATTGTTTTCATTTGTTTTTATTATTACCTATATTTTTACCTTTTTCCCATGTCCTACCAACAAAGTACGCACCGTACACGGTTACTAGTAGTGATTGAAAGATAGGTATATAGGTTGGTTCTATATTAAAACCACCTATGTTACCGTCAAAGAAAGCACACGCTGTAAAGATAACTGTTAAATATACAATAATCAATGGTCGTATGTTTTTTGATAAAAAACTATCAGACTTCATATCTGAGTCCCATCTTTTGGTAACTTGTTGTTGAGCTTCGCTATCTGCTTTTAAAAGTATTTCTTTAATAGCTTTTTGAGCATTTAGCTTTTCTTCTTTTGATGTTGTTAAATTATCTAACACTTCGCCAACTTGTTTGACTACGCCACCACTTAACAATTGCAATAACTTACTCATGAGTTCTCGTAAGCTTCTTTTTCCCAAGGCAAATTCTTTGCCCCTTCAACCATAGAAGCTCTTGAGTATTTTTTACCTTTCCAATAAACATTATTATTGTCATAATTAAGATCACCACGGTTCATTTGATCTATATGAACCATTTCATGATCTACAACTTTTTGTTTTTGTAAAGGTGATAAGTCTTTATTAACTAAAATAGTTCCATTGTTATTAGCCTCTCCCATTACACCTTGTTCAAGATCTCTCTCGTATATAGGTGTATTGCAAGTGCAAATAGGTGATTCCATTTTAAACGCCATTTTATCTATTCATATGCTTGCAGATAGAAGGAGCATCCTTCATTTTTAAAGCAGAAGCTATTTCGTCTACAGGCATATCAGTCATTAAGTTTTTCTTTTCTTGAGCAGCTGTTTCTTTCATAGGCGAATGACCATATTTTTTAGCTGGAGATTTTCCATACATTTTCATAGGCGCATTGCCTTTTGTTGCTTTCATGTCTTGTTTGTAAGTAGGCATAATTATTTATTTATCGTTTTTATAATCTTTATCTGCATGGTGCAGTTGAGTTTTTGTGTCATAGATTAATTCTCTATCGTGAATCATCTCTTGCTTAGCTCTTTTATCACCAGCCTTATATTTTTTATCAGCTCTGTGAAGTTGGCCTTTAGCGTCATAGATAAGTTCTCTGTCGTGAACCATTTCCATTTTTCGTGAATGACGAGCGTTGCCCGAGTATTCACCATAGTGTCCTTCTTCCATATTTATTATTTTACCATTTAACTTTATCAGCCCAGTAAGCAGCTGACATTTTACCTCTAGCTATGTTTTTTCTATGTCTAGACTTAAAGGATTTTCTTTTTGCTTTCATTTTTGCAGACTCTCCGGCTTTAGGTTTACCAGCAGTGCTAGCCCCTTGTTCGCCAAAACGTATAATCTTTTCTTTGCCGTTAGCACACGCTTTTACAACGTGAGACTTCTTAGGGTGTGAAGGTGTTTTCTTTGGCTTATTACAAGCCATGTTTTTCTTTACTAATCTTAATGACATAATATTATTTATTCACCACAGGGTTTACCTGTTTTAACATTTACCCAATTTTCTTTATTAAACCAATCTCTAAGTGTAGCACCTTTTTTTCTAGCGCCTTTAACATTAGTAGAACTTGATCTTTTATATTTACCAGATCTACCGGCAGATTCTTTTGCTCTTACAACTTTATCTTTTTGAGCTTTGCTCATACCTCTAACCTTAGCTAATGGTAGACAAACTTTTTTAGTGCCTCCACCTTTAACTTTACTTTTTGCCATTACCAAAATTACTAGGTCCACCAGCTTTAGTACAGCGTAC